CTTCGACGGTGCTAACGGCCGAACCAGGCTCTGGATATAGAGTCGATGAAAAGCGATATGTTACGTGGCATGATTTTATAGATTATGTGTATTTAATCTCGTTATTCTAAACTGTTCTTAACATTTTAATAGGATTGAGATGTCTGGATTCGATGTTCTAAGTGTGGTAGGCGCGCTATCTTTATAGCGTGGTAAGGTTGATAGCCTTACTGATCAAAATAGTATTAACTTATTACCTGCATATCACTGACCTTGTTAAGTTGATATATGAATAACTACACACGTTATTTGGGCAGCAATACATGAACAGAGCTGTAGTCTAGGGCTGCGAAGGCAGTTGTACCAACGAGGCGAGCGGTAGCCTTAAGGTCGGGCGCGACGTGTCATTTCGGTGACACACGTAGTCATGTGGACTATAAACACAGATCTGCTGAGGACGAGCAACTCTATTGGATATGATAGGACAAACGGACTAACATTTAAAAACTGACAGTCAAACCAAAGAAGGAATGGATTGTACGAAGTTAGTAACTTCGAAAAATAATTTTGTGGGAAAGACCACCCTTAAAGGTGTTGGGGTGGAGGAAGATACACTAAACACTAGTTGTGGATTTGAGAGTTTGATGGGGGGGGTAGGGCAAGGTATGAAACCTTGGGGTGCTACAAACGATGAGTGGAGGGATTTCGTGTTGGCAGGTGTGTTTGAAGAGGAGTTAGGTAAAGATAGAACCGAGACATCAACACAAACTACGAAGAATACGTCACAATGGCAGAGTGATAGTAGTGAGGAGTCGTATGTTGATCCATGTGTTGATGTACCAGCATGGATATTGTCAAGTATCTATCGAACACCGAAGTTAAGGGAGTTTGTGACTTCAAAGGAATGGCACATGAAAGTTAAAGATGGTTTAGATGGTGGAGAATCATGGGAAGGGGTCGCTAGGAATTTAGATGAAGATATATCCTCTGTAATGGGTAAGGACTTCGCTAGTTTGTTTATTAGTGAAGATACGGGTACATCTTCAGAAAGTGAGGACAATGAGAACCATGGTGGTAAACGGGATGGTAACAATAATAACGATCGAGGCAACGTTAGCGGTAACCAGACGAATGCCAGGAAGAAGGTTGTACGTAGGGGTAAGGGAGCGAAGGCTAGACATGATGCGTTATACTATTCAGGTAGGGCATCATTAGCGTGGGCGACGTTATATGCTATGAGTAGGCAGAACAGAATTAAAGACCATGACATGAGGGAGATCGTAAGCCAGAAACTACGTTTGGAAGTCTATGGTGATGGTGGTGGTAAAGAGAAGATAGGGGATAGGAGAAGAAGGGAGGTGTTAAGGGAAGACGTTGTACAGGCAGAAATGTATTTGGTAGCACGATATGTGTGCAATATGACATTGAAAGAGGTGTTCAGCGTTTTTAGAGTGATGTGGGCTGGTTCAAATGAAGCGTCCGTATGGAAATGGAGTGATATGAAGGATATTGAGCTAGCAAAGGTAAATGATGAGAGTAGCACCACGCCCTATAATTGGGCGGTCTCTAGTGAGTGCTGGAATAGATTAATGCATGCATTGAACGGCAACACCTCGGAACAAGTTGTTGATTACGAGGATCAAGATGTATTGCGTGAAATATCCGACACAGTAAGAGTGTATGACGAAGAGAGGCGTGATAGTGAAAACGTGGAAAAGGAAGCGAGGATGAGTACAGATAAGGACAAGGCTGTATCAGTATACATTGATGACGAAAATTTAGGTCAGTCAGTAATGAAGGATGGTGTTGTGGAGGACTACAAACATCCCTTAGCGATGTTGGGTCCTGTGTTTCGTGAATTAGGGTATAAATGGTTGGGACCGGGAAATAGCGGGCCTGAAGCTCCAATTAATGCATTAGATTCAATTGCGCGAGATCATGACATAGCATATGGAAAAGCCAAGAATGCGGATGATTTAAATAGAGCAGATCAGGAGATGATCGAGAAATTATACCAGATCTATGACACAGATGCATTAGCGCGGGTAATCATACCATTGATGCAGGCACAGTATGCTGTGAGAAGTGGATATGATTCATGGTCAGACTGGATGTTATCAAATAAGGGTATGCATAGTAATAATGGTAATACGATGATGTCATATAATGATGAACTGGAGTTGTTATGGGCTAAGTTTAGGGATGTATTGACGGCGACAAAGTCAAGTTCGGTATTTCTGGGACCGGGCATATCTAATGAAATCGGTACTTATTTAAGTGAGTCTAGGGGTACGAAGCACCTTGCTACGGTACCTCTGCCGGGTAGTGACAGGATGTACAATCAGGCGTGGGCAAGAGATCCGATCACTACTAATTGGAAATTGTCAGCGACGGGGGCAGAGAATGCTGCTTGGGGTTGGTTACCAAGGAGTGGACCGGGGGTGAATATGTCACTGACAGCACTCGGAAGCGCATTAACAATAGACGCAGAAGATGCATCACAGTATACCAAAATGAGGACTAATACTAGGTTAATTAATTTTCCTGGTATCGCAACGTTTTTAGATGGTGTAGTCAGGGGTGATATGGTAAGTTATATAACAGGGTCAAATGCTGCTGTATTGGCCAGGATCTTGTGTTTTGCTGTTGAGATGACTCCATTCCCAGTATGGGATTTGACTGATTACTCTGATAAAGTCCTATTCAATACTGCAGAGTATGCGTTTACAGAAGCAGGATTGGAGTTCTTCCCGTTAACCGAGCAAGTTATAGTGGCACCGGCTTTGCCAGTGGCTACGATCACAGCACTTTACACGGATATGCCTACTATCTCAGGGTATTTACAGAACGAGCGATATACTACATCGACATTACCACCTGGGTTTGATGCAGCATTTTGGGACATACCGGGGCCTGAGGGTGTTGCCCTTATACCGGTGAATAACGGAGCTTTGAGTGACGTGGCCTTGACATTATGGGCAGTGGGGCACTTAACACACCCATTTGCGAGGTGGCAGCACGAAGATGATGTTAGTGGGTACAATGGGGTAGTACTGGCAACGGTCAAAACGTACAGAAACTCTAGTATGCATGCGCTGCCGGCACCATTCCAAAAGATAATTTTTGTGGAAACGGCTGTACAGCAAAATGGTAACAACTGGCGATTAGGTCTGGTCGGAGGTACAGCAATAGATTTCCAGAGCCCACCACCGAATACAGCGTGGAATCCACCGACGGATGTGTCGGCTGCGTTTACATTGATATCACAAATGGGAACGATAGATATATCGATTCTGAATACGGTTATGCAATACTGGGGGCATATGTACGGTGGAGATCAGGAGTTTGGATTAGCGAATATCATGATTGCAACTATGTCTTTTAATTATTGCACTCAATCGGCAACCGATGATGCTGATTTCTTTGTCGAAGGTGTCTTTAGTGGTGATCCAGGAAACGGGATGTTTGCGACAGATCTATCGACAAACGGGCCTTTAGCATTGGACGACGCTGTTCACGCTTTTTGTGGAGACAAGATGGACCCAAACGGTACGAAGTTAACTGCTATAAACGAGGTCAGAACAGGTAGAGTATCAGGATACCATTTCAGTGAGATGCAGGGAGTCAGGAGGATAGCACTGACTACCAATCTACTTACATTTGCGGGTAAATGGGGAGTTGCATCATTACATAACCCAATATCATTTTCGAACGCCTATAAAGAGCAAATATATAACCTTTCAATTATAATGGCGAGGATACAGTCTGTGGCGCAGATGACTGTTGGGACTCAAACGGACGTGTTTATACTAGGACAGTCTGATAGACCGACGAGGATATATAATCAGAGGAGAGCGCAAGTAATCAGAAGCTTAACGGCAAATATTGGGATGGCTAACTCTATGAGGCCGTCTGAGATTACATTTTATGCACAACCGTCATGGTCCGAAAATAAACAATTGCCTATGGTACTAGTAACGGAACTAGCAGCGGTAAAGGTAATGGGCTTTGAATACATTAGTGGTGTAAGTAAATTAGATGATAACTTCCCGGTTAAGGAATTCTTCGATGTAGCTAAGTCAGCAAGTTCAGAAAGAGTTATATATAAGTTAGATCCAGCAATGAACGTAGTTGATAAGGTGAAGGAATGGTTCGGGTGGGTGCACCCCTTAGAACTAGCTAATCAGCCCAACGGTTACTATAAAATGTGTTTAGTGGACGATGCGACGCCTATTACGTCAATAAATGTCGCAGTTTACTTTGAATGGTCGGCGCACGTGAAGTCCAGCCGATATAGTAAAGGACTTGCAGCGATAAGTGTATTGAACTTACCACTGGTGTTACCGATGGGTAAGTATATGAATACCATACGAAATTTACATACTAATGGTGGTAGGACTGATACCCTGGCTTTGATATTTGAACGATTAACAGCGCCAGTACTAACGGGCAGAGATGTTTCTCTTAACACTAGACGCCCAGCACTGATGGGTAGGGTTACAACAGACTTTGATCCATTGCGTGATAGTTATGACGTTATATTAGGTATATTAGACTCACCACTGATGCACAACAATATAGCAGATACATTGACTGGTACGTTACTGGATGCGCAGTCGACTGTACAGAACCCAGTACTAGGGAAGGCCAAAGACAAAATGGATACAGAACAGAATGATAGTCCCAAAATACAATCGAGCGGTGGGACGCCAGACGGTTCTGTATCTACACAGTAGAGGCCTAAGTGTAGATACATGTAGACTGATTTCTTCTAAACCTTTCAGGGAGAAATTGGCCTTCATAGATCTACATAATATGGAGGTGCCGATGACAAAGGATGTTGATAAGGACATTACTGACTTAATATTTCCGGAGTTATTGGAAGTACCACCGTTTAAGTACTCGAAACTAGTGAAAGAGCTAGGATCGACGACCGCTCCGATATTATATAACTCACTTAACATAGGCGAAGGTGATCTAAATAAAGACGAACTTGGAAGACAGCGTTACAGAGGCCCAGTGGCAGAAGTTCTGACAGCAGATCCACAGCTATCATTGGGATGGGGATTGATGAAATTGATCTGGATACGAAAGGAAGGGTTAGCCAACTATAACTCAACAGTTCAAAGATACAGATTGGAAGACATTATGAAACAGACTGAATGGAAGAAACTGCTCAGTAAAGCAGCGGATACGGCTAAGAAAGGATGGAGAAAGGGGGACATGTACGTGGTTGACCTTGCGACTTTAGCAGGATATGCTGAAGCTTTGGTAGAAGATGAGTTGAATGAGCAAGCAAAAGAATGGTTTGGATATAAAAAAGTCAGAAGCTATGATGGTTTAGTAGGGACGGAGGATGAGTGGCTCGAAGATTTGAAGGTAGAATTGGTACAATATTTGAGGAGTATATGGGCAGGTAGAACGGTTGATGCATCGGTTAGTATAAGCGATTATGCGAAGAATCCGATGTATTGGGGTACTACCGGAGCCTCCTTATACACGAAAAATGCTAATTTGAGCGCAAATTTTAATGGTCATACATTCAAAGCAAAACGGACCAAATGGTTGGAAGCACTATTACTAAATCCTAGTATAATCGAGAATTCAATGAAAACTAGAAAGAGGATGTACAATAAAATAGTTCAGAAAAGAGAGACAAAGAAGTCACGGGGCGTGGTTTCAAGCGACCTTGAGACGTACTGGAAAATGGATTATTTCATGCAATTGTATGTCGACCAGTTGAACATAGGTGTCAAGGATAGTACCTTATGGATGACACCTGAACAGACACGACAGTTCTGGTTAGAGTTTTCAGACTACAAAGATTTGACGATAAGGATGCCGATAGATCAAACAGCATTTGACCAAAACCAAACGCAAAAGATGATACAGAAAGCAATGGATGCCTTAAGAGAGGTAATGGATGAACATGTTACAGGGGAGTTCAAAACAGAAGTCTTATGGATGGTAGAGTTAGCAAAGTACGCAATAGAGAAGGGGTACGTGGAAGTCGACGGACGTAGGGTACCGTACAAGAACGGGATATTATCCGGTTGGAGGATGACAGCATGGCTGGATACGATCTTAAATATTGCAGTACTGAAGCTAGTGGAAAATAAATTCTTTAAGCAGGGAACGCCTTTAGTGAGCAATGTAGCACAGGGAGATGATTTACAGTTACGATTAAAGACGTGGATTGGTTGTGGGATAATACGAGCAGCCATAGAATCTTTCGGTTTTATAGTTAACCCTAGTAAATTTTTCGCATCAGACAAACGAGACGAATTCCTCAGAAAATATAGTGTACCGAATTTAGTAACAGGATATCCAGCAAGGACGATAAACGCATTATTATGGAGGAACCCAGTGAATGCTCCGATTTCACCAGGGTTGGATAGGATAAATGAAATGGTAGAACAATGGCACATATTGATAAACAGATTCGAACTACAATGGTATGATATATGGGATCTAATGGTACCAGATATAGCAAGAGCAAATAACACAGACTATAAAACAGTGGAGTCGATAGCACTAACACCACAGGCCTTGGGGGGATGTGGAGTTGTAGGACCACGCTTACCAAGAATCACGAATGGTATGTCAATACTAACAAGTAAAATGGATGGTTACCCGCTTGTCAATTGGGATAAGCTAAGTGGGTATAAGTCTATAATAACCGAAGCTAGTGTATTGACTAAAGGAATAACGTTACCGAGTGATGTCAATAAGTGGGCAAAAGGAGTGATTGTTTGGAACAAATGGCGCGATTGGACAGAGGTGAAAGCATACAATGTTAAAATACCATATATTGAGAAGGATAAGTTTATACCGATAAGACAATCATACTTTACAGCTCGAAAGTGGAAGTGGATAAATGCATTATGGTCCGGGATTGATCGAACATATTTACTGGACTCATATCTATCTATGGCACATAATGGATACTATGATTTCGTAGGGGAAAAGACAGTACAAAGTATACTAGGACGAAACGCATCTAAGGCTTTTAGTAATGAATATATAGCGCAATCGCTCAAAATACCGTTTCCGAAGATAGCCGGTTATGCTTCGGGATGGTGGAGTGGTTTCATGAATACGAGAATGACCGGATCATTGGCAGATACCTTACTACGGTTTAGAAGACCGAACATGTCTGGATGGGAACAGATTAGACTGAGAGTTGAAACTGAGTTGGCAGTGACAACGAACCAGATGTTAACATCCTTGACAGGAGGAATCGTGGTGAGAGACTAACGCAAAGTCTATAAACAATGCATGAGAAGTACGGGTGAGTGGGTG